TTTCATCAAGCGACTTACGTTCTTGCGTTTGAGCTTTTAATACCTTGTTGATTTTAGAAGCTTTAGCTTGGTCGGCTTTGATTTCAGCTTTTGTAGGTTTTTCTTTTGTGTACACATCTTTTACTTTGTAGTAGTAATAGTCAGTAGCTAATTTTGTTTTAATGAACTGTGTATTAGCCCCTGTACCTGTGATTGCTTGTGCGGGTTGGTCTTTTACAACTACTGCCCCTGTGACACCTACTGCTAACGCTGTTGCCATGATTAATCCTTTTAGTGCTTTCTTCAAATGTACCACTCTCTCTCTCTGTTTGTGTTTTTGTTACCTATCAGTAACTTAATACTACTATACCATGATAGTATGTATTAAGTCAACTGATTTTGGTAACTTTTTTCGTATTAGGGTAATTAGTCCTTATCTTCGTCATTGAATTCACGTACTGTAGAAACTTCATGCCCTAGCTCTCGTAGTTTTTCTACGATAAACTTATACCCTCGTTGTGTCCACTTTGTTAAAGTATGTGATACATTATCTTCGTTAGGTGGGTACACATAAACTTTAGTAAGCCCCATATCCTCGTACTCACTGTATAAGTACCACTTCCCACCACGCTTGTAGATTACCTTACTAGCTGAGAGGATTTTGTTTAGGCGTACTCCACTCATACCAAAATCTTTAGCAATCTCAGTAGTAGTCATAAGACCATCACTAGCTAGTACATTGTCTGTATATTCTACTTTAGGTGCTTGCTCTTGAATAACGTCTTGTAGTTTAGCATTCTTAGCACGTTCTTCTTTAACCTGTTGTGCTAACTTAATGATTGTGTCGGGATTAATTAAAATCTCCTCTACCATATCGTCTGTTAAGTAAGCCCCCTTTGTACGTACTTCTTTTAGAATCTGTTTTACCTCTTTTTTGAACGCCTTAGCAATCGGTTTACGGGACTGCATTAGCACTTCATACAACCCATCCTCTGTTAAGAACCATTTTAACGGGTTTCCTTTACCCGTAATAATGTTACGGGTATTAATTTGGATTTTCTCGTCCTCGTCTACTGTCTTTAACATCTTACCTACTTGCTCTACATCGTAATCAATCCACTCTGCCACGTCTTTTGCTAAAAACAATGGCTCTTCAAAAGTACCGTACATTGTAAATCCTTTTCCTAACACTTCTTGCTGTTTAATGATTTTGAGTTCTGTCATATTAATCTGTCCCCTTTTTTCTTTAGTATGCTTATACTATAATACCTCGTTTTCTAATTGTCAAGCAGTTTGTGTAAGTTTATCTTAATTCTTTTCTGATACCTTGAATGATTTCTTCTTCCCAAGTATCTGTTACTTCTTCGTGTCGTTCCCTAGCTAAGTGACTTAACTTACTAGCAAATATACTTGTACAACCTTTACATAATCCTGTCAGACCATAGTATTCTTCACTGACTGTGCCGTTTACTACAGTTGTACGATAATACTCACCTGGCTCACTCACTACTGAACATGCTCTGCACATTATCATTCTGTAACTCCTCCTTTCATTTATTGCCTTAACTTTATCACACTTGTTTATGAGTGTCAACTAATTAATTTAAAACAAAAAAAAAGGGACTTTTTATAGTCCCTTTTTACTACTATGCTTTCGTTGTTTTGGATGCAGTAAGATACATGAAGCGGGCTTCTTCGCCTGTGATTTCATTGGCATTGTTTGTCATACTCAATGTATCAATAGAGCATCCTACGAAAGTCTCAATAACTGTGTTATTTGAGCTATCCACTAGCATAATGTCGAATACGTCCATTTGTAGAACGTCGTCACCTAATGCACCTAACCCAATTGTTACTAAGTCTTCCTTACGTAAACGGAAACGGTTTAATGTAACTGTACCTTCATAGCGTAAGTAGATGTGTTCTTGTGGCATGATAGAGCCGATTTCATAAACCCCTGTAGTACCGAAGCTACGTTCAGAGCTTAGGGATTGTGCTCGTCCGATAAGTTTAGAGCCAACCTTGATTAAAATGAGATTGGCTGATAGTGTCTTTTGGTCTTTAACCGAAGCCATACTATATTTCCACCCTTCTTATGTGTAATTAGTAGTTAGAGGGGATAACCCCTCTGCTACTATGATTGTAGTTCCTGTGTACGGTAAATCATATTACCGTTAATGTGGTTAAGCCCTCGTGCAGGGTTTGCTACGAACGATAACTCAGCACGGTCACCGATAATTACTACTGAGATGTCAGCAGGGTCAAAGTCCTGAATTTGATTGTCCATCTTCTTCAAGATTAAGAATGACTGAATATGTGACTTAATAGCGTCTGCGCCTACACTAGAAATACGAGTACCGATAAACGTTTGGTCTAATGATTCACGTAGTTCCATTACCAAGAAGTCAGTTTCTTCTCCTAAGCCCATTTCAGCTTTTACAGGTGAAGTAGACGTGTTGAATGTAGTAACGTCAGATACAACTCGGAAAGTAGTTGTAGTGTTTAAGTTACGTACTTTCTCACAACCGATAACCCCGTTAAGATGTAGTTGGTCTAATTGGTCTGATGTGTAATTACGTAGTAAACGAGCTACACGTAAGTGTTTGTAAGTGATTGGCTCACCAACCTCTAAGCCTGATGCTAAACCTGCAATCATTGCACTTAACATATAAGCAGGGTAAGCTACAATACGTCCATCTGCTGTACGAACCTCTGCATCAAAACCTACTAGAGATACTCGTGGGTTATACAACACTGACTGACGTGCTACAGTTTGAGAATACGTTTCACCCATTGCTCCACCTACGACAGTACGCATTGCGTAACCTGCGTTAGATTGTTCATTTACGAAAGCAGAAGCTTCACCGTGAATTTGAGCATTAGGTGTGATTGGTACTAAGTAGTAGCTTAGTGGTGCATCGTCACTGCCAATCTTACGGAATAATGTAGCCCATGATGCAGGGGCTTCACCGTTTGAGCCACCCGCTAAAGGTGTTTGAGAGAAGTTAGCTACTGTAGAACCTGTTCCATCTTCTTTCTTCTCTACACGGATGAATTGTGAGTACTGAGTTTGTTTTACCATATCAGCGATTAATGCAGTGAACGTGTGACCTTCTAACTTAATGTCAGCGTCCTCTACCTCGTCTAAATCTACTGAATAGATATTCTTCTCACCGTAAGGTACGAAGTAAGCTTCAAAGTCCTCATGTCCTGAAATGTCAGTAATTAAGTTGGCTACTTCCTGGAATGCTACAGAAGTTAAATCATAAGTAAGTGCCTCAGTCATTGCTAAAGCTTCTGCACCTGTCTTAATTATTAATTTCTTGTTAGCGATTGTGGCTGTAGCTAATGCTTCTGAACCTGTGTATTTGATAACAAAGATGTTACCTAAGTTGTCGAATAGTTCAACTTCGTTTGTTCCTGTATCACGTACACGTAGGCGTTTAGAGTTTGTTAGTGAGTTATCAGATAGTTCAACAACAATCTTGTTTGCCATTGCTCCGTACTGTTCTGAAATAAAGATTACAGGGTCTTTATCTAACTTAGCTTGTGTAGCTTCGTCAGCACGCATAGCGTAGATAACACCTGCACCTTGTTCTGTGTCAGAAGGTGTCCAAGCAAGTTCGATAGCGTCTAATAACTCTCCGCCCTTGAAAATGTCTCGTGCTTGTGGGAACGATGTAAGTTCATATAGTACATGTGGTTCTCCACCTTCGGCTTTACCGACTAATACAATGTTCTTCACTGAGTCTCCTGCTGTAGCTCCTAAAGCCGAATCGTCTACTGAAATAGTAGTATTCGGGCGTTGTCGCTTGTAAGCAGGGAATTTGATTTTAGCCATTTATATGTCCTCCTTAGTATTACTTACCTAAATAAGTGTCCAATTTTTCTTTTAATTCCATTTCATCTTTGAAATAGATTTTTGGTGCAACATAAGCCTTGAATCCTGCGATGGTCATAGCGTTCATATCTTCTGGGTAAATTACCTGTGCGGTCTCTAAGAACTCGTCAATATGTACATATGATACAGGTTCAGGTGCTTTTACTACCTCTTTTTTAGCAGGTGCTTTTCGTTTACCTGTATTTTCAGTCATTGCTATCACTCCTGTAATTTTGGTTTTTGGATAATTATATCCTTTAAGAATTTTGCATTGTTCTTGTCAATCGTATTTGTGACTGTATATACAAGTGAATAATCACGATTGTACATAATGTTAGGTGTTCCAGGGATTAACTCTGGGTCAATAGGTGCGATAGGCGTATGACTAATCTTAGGTAAGTCAGTCATCATCTTATCACGTAATGATTCTCTCATTGTGATAATGCAGACCTTAGTCAAAATGTCTAAGCAGACTAATGTGTCCATATTATTTGATACTACAGAAATCAATACTTCTTCACGGGCTACATACCCTACGCTTGCTCCTACTTTATCACTTAACTTTTGGTAGTACATACAAGTAAAGGAATCTCCTATAGTAAACGTACCGTGTTCAAATACATTGCTAACTTGAATGTAGACTGTATTACCGTCATGGGATATATAGTCACTCGCTATTTCACTAATAGCGTCTACTTTAAGTATTTCCTTTTTAGTAGTAGCTACTGCATACTCTAATCCGTCAATTACTTCAAAGCCACTGATTACAATGCGTTCTTTTGTGATATAACCCTT